CCATAAAGGGAGTAACTAAAAATGGCAATTAACCAAGCAGTTTGTGCAACATTCAAACAGCAGTTGTTAGATGGCGATCATGATATATCCAACGATACAGTCAATCTCGCTCTCTATACAAGTTCTGCTACATTGGATGCAAACACAACAGCCTTTTCAGCAACTAATGAAGTTGGTGCATCAGGCACATACGCATCTGGCGGTGCAACATTACAAAATGCAAACGTCAGCTTAACCAAAACGAACGCAACAGCATCAACAGCTTTTGTAGACTTTGATGATTTATCATTTACCAGTGCAACAATATCTGCTCAAGCAGCTTTGATCTATAACAGATCTTCAGCTAACACAAATGCAGCTATAGCAGTATTAGATTTTGGTGGCGTAAAAACATCCACAAACGGAACATTCACAATTCAGTTTCCAACAAACGACGCAACAAGTGCTATTTTAAGGATTTCCTAATCCTAGGGAGTCCTTACCATGGCAGACGCTTGGGGTGAAAATAATTGGGGCGAAGGCTTTTGGGGCCAACAGAGTTCCATAACAGCGACTGTCACTGGTGTAGAAAGTTCTTTTACAGTAGCGAATGCTGGTCATACAGGAACAGCATTAATTAATCCGACAGGTGCAGAGGCGCCTGCTGAAGTTGGTCAAGCGATTGGCGAAGCTGAATCTATCTATCCTTTAACAGGAGTTCAATCAAATACAGCAACAGGCACTCTTGAAGCTCAAGAAGGGCATGGTGTTCAGCCAACAGGCGTTGAGATGACGTTTGCGGATGGCACCGAAGAAATTATTGCAACCGTTGACGCAGGTTGGGGAAGAAGCACTTGGGGATCATTTGCTTGGAATGAAAATATAGAATTCTTTGCCAATGTTACAGGCGAGTCAATGTCGACGTTCACAGGGACAGTATCTGTTGATACTGGTGCAGGAGTCATTGTTTCTGTTGTAGGTCAAGAGTTAAGCACAGCAATAGGTAACTTTACTTTAGTTACAAATAATATAATTCCTGTAACAGGGATTAATGTCAATTCTCTTTTACAAAATCCAACAATCATAGCTGACGGTAGTGTCACTACCTCTGCTCCTGGTGATCAAATGGACTTTGCTATTGGTGAAGTAGAAGTTGTTGCTTCTCATATTGAACAAGTTACTGGACAAGAATTATCGACATCTTTAGCAAATGTCACGATAGAAAGTAGATACACTGTTTCTGGTATTTCCATGCAGTTTGCAGACGGAGATACGACCGAAACAGGTAGTGCAGTCGTCACTCCGATAGGTATTGAAATGTCCGTTATTGTTGGTAATATGAGATCGACTCCATGGGCGAATGTAGTAACAGGTGCAAGTAATACTTGGATCGAAGTGGCAGCGTAAAAATATGTTGCTTGAATTATTAAAAAAGATATATTTTATAGAGGTTTAAAACATGGCAAGTACATATTCAGATAGACTCAAACTCGAACTCATGGAAACAGGCGCTAACGCCAATACATGGGGAAACAATACCAATACAAACTTAGAAACACTTGATGCTTTTAATGCAGGTTATTTATCTAAATCTGTTGCGGGTTCAGCAAACGTTACTTTAACCACAAATAACGCTGATCCAACTGCTGAATCTTCTAATAAAGTCATTGAGTTTACAGGAACTCTCACAGGAGACATCACTGTATTTATCCCTGCTGTTGAAAATAATTATATCTTTTTTAATAATACTTCTGGTTCTTTTACCTTAACCGTCGCTCCCACAGGACACGGTGCTAACGGTGTCGCTATTGTTCAAGGTGCTCATACTGTTCAATATTGCACAGGAGATACTGTTGTTGATCTCTTTGCAAATTCTTTAGGAAATCTTTCTGTAAAAAATAATGTGAATGTTGTAGGAACAGTTAACGCAACATCTTATGTAGGTAATGGTGCAGGATTAAGTGGCGTTGATCCTTTTCCTTCGGGAACAAAACAAGTTTTCTATCAAGCATCTGCTCCCACGGGATGGACACAAGACACAGCATCAACTTTATCTAATACGGTAATGTCTGTTGTAACAGGAGCGGGAGGTGGTACAGGTGGTTCGACATCTTACTTCTCATCATTCTTAGCAACAACCAACAAATCTGCTCCAGGGCAACCTGTTTCAGGTAGTGTTTCAGGAACAGTGGGGGGAACAACTTTGTCCACTCCTACAATTGCTTCTCATACGCATCCAATCCTCGTGCACCAACCGCCAGGACCACCATCCCCAACTAAAATTGACACACGTACGCAAAGTAATAGCACTCAACCTCTTACAAATGCTGTGCAACCTGCGGGTGGAGGAGGAAGTCACTCACACCCTTTCAGTGGATCTCTTTCAAGTGCAACTGCCGATGTAACAATTCCAGCAGCAGACGTTAAATATGCAAACGTGATTATCGCT